CAAGTCTAAGCATTGGGAAATGTTAGGGCCAGAAGACGCACAACAATGGCAATGGTTAAAGTCTGGTTATATTTCAACAGGGCCTAGAGTTCGCTGGAGAATACTAGACAATCAATTCCAAATATGGCCTGTAATGAATACCAATGAGTATTTAGGCTGGGAATACAGAAGTAACGCATGGGCAAAAAGTGCCGCAGGAGTTGCACAACAACAGTTTTTAGCTGACTCAGACACTTGTTTGTATGACAGTCGTTTAATGGTTTTGTTTACCAAAATGAAATATTGGGGCATTAAAGGCTTTGACACTACCGTTGTTTCTCAAGACTACCAGCGTGTATTGACTATTGCTAAAGCCAATGACAAGGGTGCGCCTAACCTTTCATTTGCGCCTTACCCAAGTAAAGTCTTAATTGGCTACGCTAACATACCGGACACCGGCTACGGCTCATAATGTTATTACAGCGCCCAAAACAAAACACCTCTAAAACAGCTTCAGTACCAGCGCCCGTTGGCGGTTGGAATGGTAGGGACTCCCTTGCCAATATGAGTCCTACTGACGCTGTACAGCTTATAAATTGGTATCCCACGCCTACTGATGTCACTATGCGTAAGGGTTATAGCGTAGTTTCAATATTAACTACTTCTACTGGCGTTAAAACCATTAGTAGCATTACCTATGTAAATTTAACAGCAACTTTAACTACAACTTCAGCACATGGTTTAACAACTGGCGCTTATGTGTCTATTTCGGGGACTACCCCTGCGGCATATAGCGGTGTATTTAAAATTACTGTTACTAGCACTACAGCGTTTACTTATACTTTAACAACTGCGCCTGGTGGCAATGCTACTGTAGTTGGTACATACTTAAACCAAGCTACTACCCCTATAAATACTCTAATGAATTACACCCAAACCAGTAGCTATAAGCTATTTGGCGCAGCAGGCACAAGCATTTGGGAAACTAAAGCTAACCCTGCTACTGTGGTATTTACTGGTATTTCTAGCGATAAATTGCAAGCAGTCAATATAACTAACACCGCAGGCAAGTTTTTAGTAGCTTGTAATGGCGTAGACCCTGTCATGATTTATGACGGTAGCGCATGGTTTTATGTAGCTACAACAACTACTGCCGCCACAATTAGCACAATTACCCATGTGGGCGCTGTAGCTACTTTGACAACTGCTACGGCTCATGGCTTAGTAACCAATAACAGAGTTACTATTTCAGGGGCTTCTTCTAGCGAATATAACGGCACTTATGTCATTACGGTTACTGGGGCAAATACCTTTACTTACACAATGGCTTCAACGCCTGCCCTCAATGCAACTGTAGTAGGAACTTATACCACTATAGGTATAACTGGCGTAAATTCAAATACATTTATTAATGTAAACCTATTTAAAAACCGCTTATATTTTACGCAAAAAGACAGTTTAAATTGCTATTACTTACCAGTAGACTCTATTGGTGGCGCTGCTTCTCCGCTTTATTTTGGCAGTATTGCTCGTAACTCAGGCTATTTACAAGCTATGGGTACTTGGACTCTTGATGCTGGACAAGGTGCTGACGACTATGCAGTATTTGTTACTAGCATGGGCGAAGTCATTGTTTATAACGGTACTGACCCTTCTAGTGCTACGACTTGGGCATTAAAAGGCGTGTGGCAATTAGGTCAAACATTTAACCGTAGGTGTTTCTTTAAATGGGCTGGCGACTTACTTTTACTAACCCAAGATGGTTTAGTACCCCTTGCTTCTGCGCTTCAGTCTAGCCGCCTAGACCCTAGAGTAAACCTTACTGACAAGATTTACTACCCTATTAGTCAAGCTGCAACTTTGTATTATGCAAACTTTGGTTGGCAAATTAACTATTTTGCTTCTGAAAATATGCTTATTCTTAGTATTCCTGTTACTAATGGCATGGAACAATATGTAATGCACACCATTACTAAGTCTTGGGCTAGGTTTACAGGCATTGAGGCTTATTGTTGGGAAGTGTCCGGTGACGCTGATATGCACTTTGGCGGCAAAGGAATTGTAGGTACTTTATATAGCGCTTTGTCTGATGACGGCAATAACATTACTGCAACTGCACAACAAGCCTATAGTTATTTTGACAGTCCAGGGCAGTTAAAGCGTTTTACCATGATAAGGCCTATTCTTCAGTCTACAGGCGGTGTGCCAAGTGTTTTATGCGGTATTAGCGTGGACTTTGACACTCAATCTCAATTAGGCGCAGTTTCATTTAACCCTAATACCCAAACAGAAGCTAGTTGGGATGGCGCTACATGGGACAAAAATATATGGGCTGGCGGTTTAATTACTACTAAAGTATGGCAAGGTGTTTCAGGAATAGGTTATACAGGCTCTGTAAACATTAATGCTGCTAGCCAAGGAATTGATTTACATTGGGCTTCTACGGATTATATTATGGAAGCCGGAGGGGTAATTTGATATTACTTAATGAGCAAAGTCTTAAAGATTGGGCAATTAAACATAAAATGCCTACTCAAGATGGCGCACATTATTTAGGACAAGTATTAAATGGTGAAATTAGAGCAGTAGTCGTATATTGTGGTTTTTACGGTAAATCTTGCATGATTCATGTAGGGTCAGAAGGGCAGCATTGGGCAACTAAAGACTTTCTCAAAGAGGTCTTTAATTACCCATTTAACACCTTGAAATTAAAGGTTATAATTGGCACAGTTGCAGGGAGTAACACAAAAGCCCTAAGACTAGACCGACACCTTGGTTTCAAAGATGTTGCCACAATTCCTGACGCACATGACGAAGGAGATTTGGTCATTTTAGAAATGCGCCCCGAATATTGTAAGTGGGCATAAGGAGATAGTAATGGGTGCTGGTTCAACTTTTTCGCAAGGCGCTAATGCTAATACGGTTAATCCGTATGCTGGTACTTCAAGCCCTTATTTTGGTGCTGCACAAGCTCAAACTTTAGGTAATTTATCTGGCGCACAACAAGCTACTCAAGCTAACAGAGTAAACCAAAATACATTATATGGTGGTTTAAATTACCAACAAGGCACAGACGCTCAAGGCAACCCCACTTGGACTGCTAACCAAACTGGTACTAACCAAACTCAAGGACTTGTAAATTCGTCTTTAGCCGGTTTGCAACAAAGTATTAATAATCCTGCTTATGGTATTAACCCTGGGCAAACATATTCTGACGCTATTATGCAAAGATTAGCGCCACAACAAGCACAAGCAGCAGAGTCAAACACGGCCGCATTAGCTAACCAAGGTATTGTCCCTGGCACACAGGCTTATGAAAATGCTATGCGTACATTCCAACAAGGTCAAAATGACCAATTAACTAGCGCTCAAATTCAAGGTATGCAAACTGGTTTACAAGCACAACAGTTGCAAAACCAACAGGCTGCCAATATTAAAAATCTAGCCACACCTAATTACATTAATGCACCGCAACAAGCTGCCGTTTCTGGCCCTGATTACATGGGTGCATTGCAAACTCAAACAAACGCTAATATTGCCGCACAAAACGCTGCATTAGGTCAATCTACAAATCAAACTGCTGGATTGTATGGTTTAGGTTCTGCTGGCATTTTAGGTTTAGCAGCTAACCCAGGACTTTTAAGTAGTGCAGCAAGTGGTTTAAGTGGTTTATTTAGCAATGGCTACAATACCGCTACAAATAATTATTTTACTAGCCCTACTGCTGGCGGCAGTTTTGCTGGTAGTGCGTTTACTCTATAACTATGTTTAAAAGTAAACATTCTGGCTGGACTTGGAATTTAAAGCGCACTCCTTTTGGTGGTGGCGGTGGTGGTTTTTTTGGCGGAATAGCAGACAGTATTCGAGGAACATTAAATACAGGTTTAGCAGATTGGAGTGCTCAAAACGGTTGGATGGTTCCAGTTGCTATGATTGGTGCTGGTGCTGGAGCAGCTTTAGGCGCTGGCGTTGGAGCATCTGAAGGTCTTGGTGCTGGAATGGTTGATGCTTCAGGAAATATTATTGGAGCAGGTGCAGAAGGCGCTTCTATGGGCGCTGGCGCTACAACTGTTGGTCAAGCTGCTTATGACTCTGCAATAGCTAGTGGCGCTTCTCAATCTGCTGCACAAGCTGCTGCCGATTCTGCATATAGCTCTTACTTAAGCACGGCTGGGCAATATACGGCTGCTGGTGGCACAGCTAGTAATTTAACGCCTGAAATGATTGCTTATGCAAACGCTTCTGCTGACCCTATTGGTTCAATTAATGCTATTGCTGGAATGAGTCCAGAAGAATTTGCTTCATATACTAAAGTTATTGGTGGTGCTGGCAGTTCTTCAGGATTAACTGCTGGTGAAGATTTAGCACAATTAATGAAGTCTTACCCAGACTTAAGTCAAACGCAATTAGAAAATATTTTAAAAATTAATTATGGCACAGACCCAATGCTGTCTGCTGATGCTGCTAATTTAGCTAAAACTGGATATGACGCTAATACTATTAATCAAGTATTAGGTTACTCATACAATGCGCCAGAATTGGCTGGCACAGGAATTGAATCTTCTGCGTTAAATTCTTCTTCTGGTATAAATTTAAGTGATACATTAAAAACAGCAAAAAACACTAAAAATGCAATAGACCTTGCTAAATTATTAACTCAAGGCGCTGGTTCTGGTTTAGCTAAATCTATAGGACAATTATCGGCTGGTGCTAACCCTATGGGCGCACAGCAATTACAAATAGTGCGTGGCAACCAAAACCCATTTACATACCAACCGCAACAACCTATTCAAGACACAACACAAGCTAAATTAGCTAGTCTATTAAAGCAGGGATAATCATGGCAGACTTAACTGAACAACAATTATTAAGTACAGACCCTGAAGTAATGGGTTTACAGCGTCAGCGTCAATTAGCTAACCTATTGACTGGACAGGCTTTTAACCAGCCACAAGGTCAATTAATTAGTGGTCGTTATGTAAAACCTTCTGGCTTACAGCAAGCATTGCCAATGATTAATGCCGCTATTGGTGGTTTAACTAATGCTAATTTAGACACTAAAACTCAAGCATTAGCAGAAGCATTGCGTGGTCAAAAAGCTGAAGCCTTTACTAAGTTTCAAGAATTAATGGCTAACCCTGCAACTCGTGGCGAAGCTATGAAATATGCTGCTGGCAATCAATATTTACAGCCAATGGCACAAGAGTTAATGAAGCCACAAAAACTTGGAGAAGGTGAAAACCTTGTAATGCCTAATATGAGTGGTGGCGAACCTGTTAATTTGGCTGCTGGTGACACTAAATACCATGCACCATTGCAAATTGACACAGGCACAATGATTGAAATTCGCGACCCTCGTGACCCAACAAAAGTCATAGCTCGTATGCCAAAGTCACAAATGCCTCAAGCTGGTCAAGTGGTTGAAACTGCTAATGGCCCTATGCTTGTAAATACTCGTACAGGTCAAGCTACTCCAGTTATGTCTGGCGGACAAGCTATTGCGCCAAAATTAACCGCAGACCAAACAACTAATATTACTTCAATTAATCAACAATATAAAACTATTGATGGAGCAATAAAAGCGGTTGATGCTACGCCTGATGCTTTTAGCTTTAAACGAGGTTCAGCACAAGATTTTCCTGGTGGAGAAACTATTGCTGGTAGATTTGACAAACCTGAAGAAGCACAAGCTAGGGCTTATGTGTTTAATAATGTTTCATCAGTTATTAAAGAGCGTGCTGGTACTGCACAAACTCCTGGTGAATTGCAACGCATTAATTCATTTATGCCAGGGCCTAAAGACAATGCGCAACAAATTAAAAATAAACTTGAAGGCTTTAAAACTTATTTAAAAGATAAAGAAGAGGGCACAAGAGCAAATCCTAATATACCTATGCAATCACAAGCACCACAAGCACCACAAGCGCCTCAAATTGACCCTAAGTTATTGCAATACATGACACCTGAACAACGCAAATTATTTGGTGGCTAATATGGCAGATTATTCATTAGAACAACAACAAGCTATTGCTATAGCAGAAGCCAAAATGAAAATGGCTGAAGCTCAAAATGCACCTTCAGACCTTTCTTTGGAAAATGTTGGCAAAGGAGTTGCTGGAATATTGCCTTCTGCTGCTTTAGGTGCTGCTAAACCTTTTTTAGGCATTAATCAAGCATTGTGGAAATTAGTTGGTAGCAATCGTGGTGATTATCCAGTTGAAAAATTAAACCAATACCAACAACAATTAAACCAGGCCGCTGGCCCTATTGTTTCTAAATTTACTACTGAACCTGCTGCATTAGTTGGTGAAAATGTATTACCAATGGGTGCAATGACTAAAACTATGGGTGCTGTTGGGCAAATTCCTAGTTTTGCAAAGTCTTTAGGTGCTAATGCCTTAACTGGTGCTGCTTTAGGATATGCAACGCCTGAAAAAACTGGTTTAACTCCAGAACAATTTGCACAAGAAAAAGCTAAAACTGTTGCTAGTAGTGCAGCATTAAACGCAGCACCAGGAATTATTGGCGGTGGTAGTCAATTATTAGGTTCATTGCTTAGAAAAGAAGCTGGTCTTGCTACTGGCGCTGGTGAAGAAGCATTTAAACAAGCATACAAAGCTGGTAAAGCTGGTAATGAAGAATTTATAGCTAATATGCGTGGTCAAGCGCCTATGGAAAATGTCCTTAATGACGCAAAAACAAACCTTTCTGCATTAAAACAAGAAAAAAACGCTATTTATAGGTCTGGAATGGAAGACATTTCCAAAGACAAGTCTATTCTTAGTTTTGACGCTATAGATAGCAAATTAAAAGAAGCTAAAGACATTGCTACTTATAAAGGTCAAACTACAAACCCTAATGCTGTTAAGGCTTTGCAAGACATTAAAGACGCTGTAAACAAATGGAAAGTTTTAGACCCTGCTGAATATCATACGCCAGAAGGTGTTGATGCCTTAAAACAAAGAGTTGGCGCTATTCTTGAGGACATTCCTTATGGCACTAAAGCTCGCACAGTTGCAGAAAATATTTATCATTCTGTAAAATCTACTATTGCTGAACAAGCGCCTGTTTATAACAATGTAATGAAAGATTACAGCGAAAAAGCAGACCTTATTAATGAAATTCAAAAGTCATTAAGTTTGGGTCAAAAGTCGTCTGTAGCTACAGGGTTAAATAAACTTCAATCTTTAATGCGTAACAATGTAAACACTAATTATGGTTATCGCCAAGAATTAGCCAATAAATTAATGGAAGGTGGAGGAAAAGACATTATGCCAGCATTAGCCGGTCAAGCTCTTTCTTCTTGGACTCCTAGAGGTTTAGTTGGTCAAGGTCTTGACGCTGGTGCTTTATTAACATTAATGGGCGGTGTGACTCATTTGCCTGCAACAGCAGCTACTATGGCAACTACTAGCCCTCGCTTAATGGGTGAAACTGCTTATAAAGCAGGGCAAATTGCCGCAAAAACACCTAAAATGACAGATGAGCAAAAGAAATTAGCCCAATTATTAATGATTAGAGGCGCACAAGGAGCAACAAATGAGTAGAAACGGAAGCGGTACATACACTTTACCTGCTGGTAACCCAGTAATAACAGGCACTACTATTACAAGTAGTTGGGCTAACACAACCATGCAAAACATCGCTGATGGACTTACTCAGTCAGTAGCTTCAGACGGTCAAACCCCTATGAGTGGGCCTTTAAACATGGCTACTAATAAGATTAATAATCTTGGTACTCCTGCTGTTTCTACAGATGCTGCTACTAAAGCCTATGTAGACTTAACTCAAACTGCTTCAGGAATTACTGGCGGCACTATTACAGGCACAACGCTAACTAACGACACTATTGATAGCACCCCT